TTTACATTTGCGATATGTTTATCTATGTGTCCTTTTAAATAACTCTTCAGAGCTTTTACTATTGTTAATCTCATAATCGACTCCCACTTGGTTTAAGATTTTTCCAATCGTGTATTTGTGTTTTGAACTCATTGTCCATAAGATATAAATCCATAGACCTATTCACTAGTTTTTGTAATGTAAACTCATCAGACAAAGCACTATACTTAAACTTCTTATATAAGTCTTCTAATAATTTTACCGATGTTAATTTGTATTTCATATAAAACCTCTTGTATATACATATATAAGTATATACTAATTAATTATTTTAACCATTTTTTTTAATTTCTCAGCATGTCCTACTGTATCCATTGTTCCTCGTGACTCAACTCCATCTGGTATAAATGCTATTATAATATTTGAGTATTCTGCTATCTGTTTATTTCTTTTAAAGTAATTTGAAATGTAATATGGTTTACTATATTCTCCTCTTGGTCTAATACAATGCATATTGTGAGTATAATGTGATGGTGGAAACTCTACATATTTCATATCAAACTCTAATGCAAACTTCTTAGCTAACCCATCAGCTCCATCTCGTTGTCCACCACTTACTATTTCAACTTCATTTCCATACTTTTCTTTTATCTCAAATATTAATTCTTTTACTTTCTTTTTGTCTGTATATCTTCTACTTCCAACTATACCTATTTTAATCCTCGTAGTCATTCCTTTTTTGTCTCTTGTTCGGTTTGTCTGATGTTATAAACTTTACACAATCGTACAGTTCTTTTAATCCATTTACAATATTTGCTTTATCTTTATACTGATAAGTAAATCTAGACCACACTTCATGTTTCTCTTCAATTGGTAAGATGTCAAAGAACACAAATTCATCAGAAGTCATGTCTGTTCCCTGTTTTACTACTGTTTTGAAATGTAACTTATCTTCCCATCTCATTAAAAAATCTTTTAGTTTTACATCATCACCTTCATTGTACCACAGATGCAACAAAATAAAAGATTGTAAGTCTGAATGAACTTTACTAATTGAGTTCATTACATCGTCTTCGTACTCCGTGTCTATAAAGTCTGATAACTTAATTCGTACTCTCATGGTTCTTTGCATCATTTTACTCCTGAGTCACAATGTTCTGTTTGATTAAACTCACACCACTTACAATTTTTCTTTGATGGTGTCTTAATATAAGTATGGTCTGTATTATATTCTCCATTAATAAACGACTGGTCTATGAATTGATTCAAATTAGTTATAACTTTGTTGACACTAGGTTTGCCACTAGCTGGACTAAAGGTCTGAACTCTACGTTGTGGAAAGTCTAATCCCTCATACAATTTTCTCTTTACAATAAAGTATTCTACATCAATCTTATCTAATGATATATCTTTTTCTGCACCATAGAAGTGTTTGTATAAAAGTAGTTGGTCTGTCTTAGTCTTGTCAGCCTTTTGCCATTTGTTCCATCCCATAGTAGATGTTTTGATATCAATTATCTTATATCTATCTCTGACCTTATCATACATAACAACATCCATGTAACCAATAAACTTAATATCATTTGGTAGGTCATAGTTTATTGGAACTTCTATACCTACTAACTCATAACCTTTCTTACTAAAATATCTGTTTCTGTTTTTCTTAAACCAGTCTAATATAATTAACCCATGTGAATAAAATTCTTCCATATCTTTCTGTTCACAAAATATTTCTCCACCATTCTTATCCATTATTTGTTTGTAGTTACGTGTCATTCGTGTTAGTAACATTTTTTCTAATGGAAGAGCATCAGCCATCTTAGCGGTATCATTGTACATTATGGTTAGATATGTCTGAAGAACTTCATGCATTGAAGTACCAAACATGGTGTGTATACTATCTGTCCACTCACCCAACTTATCAACGTAATTTAATTTCCACTTGTATGGACAAGTTACCCATTGATTATACTGACTATAACTTATTTTCTTCATCAATCCATCCACTTTCCGTGATTAATTAAATGGTATACTCTATGTGTAAACATCTCCCATACCAAGCCAACTAAGGTATCTGATTTATAGACACCAGCTTTACAAATATAACTGTACACTATTTACCCCACTTACCATTCTTTACAATAGTAGCCATAATACCATAGTTACTCACGTCCAAGTAAGCATCTTCTAGTGGTTCATCTTTTACAGCTGTCTCTCTATTGTTCATCAACAGAGTTTTTACTCTTTGTAATTTATCATTCATACGAAACCACAAGCCAGTAAGAGATAAGTGTACCTCTTCTTTAGTTTGTAGTTGTGTGCCTACTGATATATTACCAGGACCGTAGTCATGTTGTTTATGTAAGAATAACTCATATTGTTCTCGTTGTAACTTACGAAACTCGGTAGTCATTTCTGGCCACTCTTTTTCCATTTTAGTTATTACATCAGAAACTTTTTCTGAATTAAGATTCTTAGTATCTTTTATAACCTTCATATTTCTCTCCAATTTATATCTAAATATACACAGAAAAGTGTATACAAGTCAAGTACTTTTTTTATAAATTACCTGAATTAATACTACCGACAACATTGAGTCCTGCATCTTTTATCTTACGTTCTTCTATTCCCCACTTTCTAGCAGTCTCACCTAACTCCATCATACCACCTTCTGTCAGCATTAGCATATCTATAGCATCTATAGCCTCTCTTCTACTAGACTCATCACTATTTCTCATAATGTTAATTAACCATTCTGGATATTTCATATCACTTTTCCCCTTTGTATATTTTAACCACTGCTTACCTTTTGGTAAAACATTGGTGTATAGTTTATATAACTCTTTTGGTTTTAAGTTATACTTTTGTAATTCATTTACTAAGTCAATCCACTCTGGTTTCATAGATAAAAATCTATTTACCATATAGTTTGAGAATGACTTCTTATCTTCTACTGAAATCTCTTCCCAATAATTAGGATTTTGAACCGCTGTTATCTGATTTATATGGTCGAACAGACTCTTCTTTTTTACCGAAGATTTCTTCCCATTTCTTTTCCCACTCATTCTGAGTTATTCCTCTTCTTAGTTTATCGCCTTTACCAGCACCTGTATTCTTTTTACTCATTGCCTTTTGGCATCATTTTTTCTGGCACTTTACCACAATTTCCACAACTAAATACTTCGATTGGTATTAAAGCTTCTTGGCCTGATGGTGACATTAAAGCAGATACTCGTCTTATAAAGTAAGACTTTATAAAAGAATAATTACCACAATCATCACAGGTTAGAGATTCAGTATCTTCAATATGTAACTTTTTCTGTGGTGGTTTTATTGGTTTTATTGGTTTTGTACTCATTTTATTACCCCTAGTAATTCTATTAACATTGCCATAGCATTTATTTCTTTATCTGGTACTTGACCATCTGACAATTCATATCTTGCTATAATTAAAATACATTCTGCAACATGACCTTTACCCCAACCATCTACCTCATCATACAACAATCTAAACAAGTCAGCAAAGTCTGTAATCTTATTATCTAATAACAATTGTCTTATATCTTTGAATGCATTCTTTTTATTTTGTGTTTTTAAAATCTTTAACAACTTTAATTTATAATCGTTCTGTATAATACTTGTGGTATCTAATTTTAGTTTACCTTTAACTACGTTTCTTTGAGATGCATTAATAACTCTACGAATATCAGGATAACCACTATCTATCAGAACCTTTAAATCTTTCATATCAGACATAACGTTCTCTTTTAATAATATGTCGTGTATATGTATAGCCACTTCTTTCTTTGATGGTGGTACTATCTGAAACGATTGACAACGAGACTGTATCGGGTCAATTATTCTTTCCACAAAATTACAAGTTAGAATGAATCTACAATGTTTAGAGAATGTCTCCATAAGATTACGAAGAGCAGCTTGAGCATTAGGTGTTATGTAATCACACTCGTCTAAGATTATAATCTTGTAATCCTTGAAACCCATTGTGGAAGCAAAGTTCTTAACCTTTGTCCTAACAGTTTCTACATTGTTTTCATCAGAAGCATTGATGTATAGATAATCACATTCTATGTTCTTGACTAGTATTTTAGCGAGAGTGGTTTTACCTGTACCGGCTTTACCATATAATAAAAGGTGTGGTAAGTCTCCACTCTCAAGGTAAGCAGACACTTTATCTTTGAGATGTTCATTCCCAATGTAAGTGTCTAGGTTATCTGGCCGATACTTTTCTACCCATAATGTATTACTCAAATTTTTCTCCATATCCAAATTGGTTCACAAAAT